CTATAGGGGAGTCCAAGATACCCATAGACGCCCACATGGCAGAATATATTACTTTGGCGTAAGCCTTAGGATATTTCTCCATTGTGGATCTTAATGTAGGCCCGTCTAAAAAGAATCCTTTTCTCAATGCTTCCGTGAATACAGAACCAATAAAATATTTCTGACGTATAGAAGCTAGGATATTTCCTGCTCCTAACGGAGAAATGTCGCAAGAGGGTCCTTTCCATCGTTTAGCAAATTCAACTAAATCATTAGATATTAGTGATTTACTAAGATTGATCGATACACCAAGTGTAGACATAATTATTTTATATTGTTCCGCAACCTTGTCGTGATTGATAACAATATCATCACCAAGGAGTGCATATTTTGTAAAGTTAGATAAGCCCGCTCTACGAGCAGCAAGATTAACAATAACATGATGTGTCAGTGCTAACATTGCCCAAGAAGAATACGCCCCCATTGGTTGCCCAACAGAGTATTTAATGTACTCTCCCTTGTAAAACCAGGCGAAATCTAGTAATCCTTTCCAGGCTAAAGAGTCTACTTTTAAGAGTCTAAGGATTTGTACCTGTACATCTATAGGAAGACGATCTGTCGCGGCAGAAAGATCAAAAGAATAGAACTTATGTTCCGGATCATAATTTGCAATTAAATTATTTAATGCAAGATCCTGGTCCATAGTTCCATCTTGAGGTATTTCACGTAACTTATCGAAGATACAATCGTGTAATGGAAGCAACGAAAGTTGAATCCACCAGTTAGTTATTGCAACTACTCTGGCTTTACCCGGTTGATCATAAACTATGGATAATTTACCAAGTTTTGATGGATCTAGTAACCCTAATAATCTAAAAATTAGATAAAAGGGCCCACTAATAATGAGAATTATGTATAACCAAATTAGGTAATCATAAGACTTAGTCGTTAGTGCAAGGCGAGAAAAGTAATAAAGTTGTCTAGGATTCTCGATAAATGCAAAAGCATCTATTCCAGAAGTCCAAGTAGCTTTCTTACCGTTCGGACCGGCTGATTCAGATATAAAACCGTAAAACGGTCGATATCTTAGCGAATATAATTTCATTTCTTTTAACACCTGAGCTAACTCGGAGTAATTCAACTCGCGAGCCAAACCATTAAATGGTAATATTAAATTATCCATAGACGGTTTAACTTTGGTTGCAAAAGTACGAAATATACTTAAAACAGTAAAGACTGCTTTCGTAATTCTATAATGATCGACATTAGATCTATCAATTATGATATCTCTAAGGGGTCGTGGAATTATGGTAGGAAAACCTTTAGCATCTCTTTTAACTCGTGGTTGTGAAACCTCGAATAAAGGAGTATTATTATAGGCCATTATTGTACAGTGAAGCGCGATTTTTAAATACTGAAAAGTAAAATTAAAACCGTGGCTTTTAACCAGCTTCAATATACGAGCCATTAATAAAGAAAGGGGCTTACTAAATCGTTCTACTTGGCACACCCATAGGACAATTCCTAAATAGGGTCTAAACTCTTTGAGTTTAATCCATTTAGATAATTGTTGTTTAGATCGTCCAAAACTGAAGTTATTAATTTTAGTAGCTTTGATTTTGTTTAAATGATCCAACTATGGTCGTTCAGTACTCTCCATCAGGTTAGACTGCTAATCTTCTGAATCGGCGAGGGGACGAATCCTCACTACTTAATAAAGCATAGTTGCGTAGCAATACTACGATAGTTATCTACAGGTTAAAAGATCATTCTAACCCTTTGCTAGACCGGTTTGACCCGGAGGCGGTATTGGGGATGGATAACACACAGCACACTGATTAAAGTTTTCACTTAGACCAATATACAGCTAACCTCAAAGGAGGTT